AAAATTTAACGGCTGGTGATGGTTCTGGAGGTGGAGCTAAGTTTGCGATTTGCAACAATCCAATTCCCACAACAGGAAAATATTCAGCAAAACTAACGTGGACAGCATCAACCACGAACGATTGGTTCAATCTGATGATAGCAAAGAAGGATGGGTTCCCACAAACTGGAAGTGGTGGACATGGCGGTACTGATGCTACAACAACAATGGCTGCTGTATTATCTGATGGGCCAAGTTTTGATAGTAAAATAAGAATTTTCACGGCTGGTAGTCAAGTAGGGTCTGACCATTCAGTTATTTCTGTGGGACAATCTCTTGAAGCGTTAGTTGATCGTGATAATGATACAGTTAAGTGGTATGCGAATGGATCACTCCTAGATACAGAAGATATTATGGCAGGGTTGCAAGGAGAAGATTGCTACTTTTGTGTCTACGTTGAAGATTCAAAATGTACGATTGATTTTGATTTCACGGCAAGTGATACAGATTATAGCAATAAACCCTGTACTAGAACTAACACAGGGGTAGGGAATTTTGCTACGTGGAATCCGCTATCATCTGACGGTGGTGGTGTTGCACTTTCTGATGGGAACTTGAATGCCAATAGAACGGGCGATCCTGGCACTATTCATGCTACACTAGCACTTCCAGAAAGTGGAAAATGGGCTTGGCTATCGCAGATTGAAGAACAGGATGTGGCGTTTCACGGCATCATGGGTTCTGATATGCTTGGAACAGCTTTCGGCGGTAGCTCGTCAGGGAATACAGGGTTTGTGTCATGTATGATTTATCACTCTAGCGATGGTTGCGAAATAAACAATGAAACCTCAAACGTAAGTACGGGCCTGGGTAATTTTAATGCTGGTGACTTGATTGAGATATTAGTGGATGTTGACAATTCAACTTTGGACGTAAAGCGTAACGGCTCCTCTTATGGATCACAAGTAACTGGAATAAGCTTACAAAAACCGTGGATACCTTTTATCGGCAGTGGTCAACAGATGGATTATGGACAAACTGATTTCGGACAGAAAGGTTACACGCCATCGGATAGCAACTACAAAACATTACACACAGGCAATTTTCCAGAATCGTCTCTTTTAAAATCTACAAACTACGTTGAACCTATTACATATGATGGTACTGGTAGTGAACTAGAAATATCCTCTTTGAGCTTTGAGCCAGGATTTGTTATAATTAAAAATTTAGACGCAACTGACGATTGGATGGTTTACGATAATGTTCGGGGTGCGACAAAAGAATGGCATTTAAGTACGAATGATGGAGAGTCAACTACAGCTGAAACTTTAAAAAGTTTTGACTCGGATGGATTCACTCTAGGAACGGATAACCAAGTAAACACTTCCTCAGAAGAATACCTAGCTCTTTGTTGGAAGACAGGAAGTAGCGGTACTGTTGCAGATGCTATGACTAAAACTAGTGACAGTTCCACGACAGACATAACGAGGGCAGTTAATACCGATAGTGGTATTAGCATAATGGCATATACAGGTAATGGCTCTAACTCTACAATAGCACATGGACTTGGGGTTGTGCCGAAAATGGTTTGGTATAAAAGAAGGGATTCTACTGGAAACGCTCAAGTATGGCATACTGGACTTACAAATCAAACTAGGGGATACATCCATCATAATGGAAATTCTGCGGAATCTGCGTTTGGAGATGACCGATATTATGGCGATCAAGCTCCTACATCTTCTATTATAGGTGTTGGTGATCATGCTGATTTAAATGGAAGTACAAATACATACGTTGCTTACGCTTTTGCTGAAATACTAGGCTTTAGCAAGTTCGGTAAATACACTGGCAATGGATCAACGTCTAAGGGCCCGCGTATATATACTGGCTTTCGGCCTTCCATAGTTTTAATTAAGTCAATAAGTGCTACAGCAAGTTGGTCATTGTACAATGATGTACAGAAAGGAAATGCTGATGGCAACTCATCAGGCCGGAGTTTAAGGCCAGATGGTACTGAAACAGATGCTAATATGGGAGCTAGCCCATTTGATTTCTACTCTAATGGTTTTCAATCTAAAACCAATGCTTCAGAACATAACGCATCTTCAGTAACTTACGTTTATGCTGCATGGGCAAGATCACCATTTGACTTAAATAACAGAGCAATATAATATACTTATAAATATGTAGAAAGGATACTATTATGGCCACACCTTCTACAAAAGCAGAATTAAAAGCATATTGTAAACGAGCTCTTGGTGATGGAGTTATTGATATAAATGTCTCCGATGACCAATATGATGATCGTATAGATGAAGCATTACAATATTTTGCAAAATATCATTATGATGGTATTGAAAGAATGTACCTTAAACATCTTATTACCGAAGATGAAGTTACTCGAGCAAGATCAGATGCATCATCTTCTGTAACAGATACAGCAGATAGTTCTGTTAGTGCCACATGGAAAGAAGGTAAAAATTATATTCCTGTTCCATCGGCTGTTATTTCTATTGTAAATGTATTTCCATTTGCGGATACTGGTACAAGTGGTAATATGTTTGATATTCGATATCAATTAAGATTAAATGATTTATTTGATTTTTCATCTACATCAATAATTCATTATGACATGACTATGCAACATATTGACCTTTTAGAATCAATACTAGTAGGTGAAGTTCCCTTTAGATATAATGAGCACCAAAATCGTCTTTATCTTGATATGGATTGGGAAAACGATATTACTGGTGGAACAGATTATCTTATTATAGAATGCTGGAGAAAACTTGACCCAACAACATATACAGACATATATAATGATGGGTATCTTAAAAGATATACTACAGCATTGATAAAAAGACAATGGGGTGCAAATCTTAGTAAGTTTAATGGTGTTACAATGCTTGGTGGTGTTACAATGAATGGAGAAACTATTTACTCTCAAGCAATAGAAGAACAAGAAAAATTAGAGGAAGCAATGAGGCTTGCATTTGAATTACCACCTATGCACATGATAGGGTAAATTATGGCAGTTAATCAATTCTTCCACACAAGTAATGCTGCTGCAATAGCTACAGAAAAGTCTTTATATTCAGATTTGGTTGCAGAAGCAATTCAAATTTATGGACATGATGTTTATTATATAGATAGAACATTGGTTGCAGAAGATACTATTCTAGGTGAGGACTCACTTTCTGTATACAGAGATGCAACAAAAATAGAAATGTATATGGAAGATGCAGATGGTGGATATGCTGGTGAACGAGAGATAATGAACCAGTTTGGTTTACAGAATTTAAGTGAAGCAACTTTTGTTGTAAACAAGGAAAGATTTCAAGGAAAAACAAAACAGATTACCATAGAATCTGGCACAGCTTCTACAGAAGGTGGTTCTATTTTATTAGAAGCTGGTACTTTGGATAGTTCTTCTAAATTAGAAGGAAGTGATTTTTATATTATAAATGAAACAGATGCTGATGATGAAGATAGACCACAAGAAGGTGATGCAGTTTACCATCCCATTCTTAAAAAATTATTTCAAGTAAATTTTGTAGACCACGATGATCCTTTTCATCAATTAGATAATAATCCAGTATATAAATTACGTTGCCGTCTATTTGATTATAGTTCTGAAGCTCTTGATACTGGTATCACAGAAATTGATACAATAGAAGATAGCATAGCAGAAGATGCTTTATTATACCAGTTTACATTAGAACAATCATCTGCTGTAAACGAAGAGATTAGATTAGAAAATGGTATAGTATCTGCTGGATTAGCATTATTAGATGGTACTGACCTTAACTTTGAAAGAATAGTATTAACTGGAACCGATCTTCATTATAAGAGAATACTTCTTAGTGGAACAGATTCAAGTTCAACTAATGCTGGTGATTTTATTCAATTAGAAGGTGCTACTACTCCAGCTGGTGATAATGCAGATGGTGTTCTTTTAAATGAAGATATATCTGAAATTGCAACACAAAATGTTGGGAGTAATATTAGACTTGAATCTGGTGTTAGTAATGGCGGTACACTTCTGAATGAAGATTCAACAACAAGTACTTCAAATGTTGGTGATAACTTCATTGGTGAGGATGACTCAACCTCTGTAGGTGAGAAGATAATTCTTCAAGATGGTTCTTACCTTATAAATGAGGACTATATAGTAGGTGATGCTGATACAGACAAAACAGAACAAAATGAATTATTTGATGCATTAGATGATGATGTTTTAGATTTTAGTGAATCAAATCCTTTTGGTGATGTAAAATAGAATTGAATAAGGAGAATATAGTATGTTAGGACAACAATTCTACCACGAAACAATAAGAAAAGTTATTATAGCATTTGGTACTATGTTTAATAGTATTCAACTTGTTCGTAAAAACAATAGTGGTGTTGTTACTCAAACTATGAAAGTTCCACTTGCATACGGGCCTAGACAAAAATTTCTTGTTAGGTTACAGGAAGATGCAGATTTAACTAAACAAGTTGCGATTACTTTACCACGTATAGGATTTGAAATTCAAAACCTTACTTATGATCCAAGTAGAAAATTAAATCGTGTACAGAGATTTAAAAAAGTAAAAGGAACAACAACTAAACAATTAGATACGCAATATATGCCTGTTCCATATAATCTTGATATTGAGTTATATGTTATGGCTAAAAATTCAGATGATGCGCTACAAATTGTAGAACAAATTCTTCCATATTTTCAGCCAGACTATACTGTGACTCTCAATGATATGGTTGATATGGGCATTAAACGAGATGTTCCTATTATTTTAAATACTATTGGATATGAAGATAATTATCAAGGTGATTTTACTACTCGTAGAGCTATAATATATACATTATCATTTACAGCAAAATTCTATCTATATGGCCCTGTAACTTCTAGTAAGATAATTAAAACTGCACAAGTTGACCAATATGCAGATTTAAAAGATGCAGCACCAAAAAGAGAGCAAAGATATAAAGTTGAACCTACTCCTGCTACTGCTGATGCAGATGATGATTTTGGATTTAATGAAACAACATCTTTCTTTCAAGATGCAAAAGAATATAATCTAGAAACTGGAGAAGATGAATCTGATACTTCTAATGCGAATCCATCAGCATGATAAAAAAACTTAATGAAGTTTTAGATATAGATGAGGACTGTACTCCTAAAATTAAAAGTCCCGATAATTATATTAGAAATCAAATTGTCTCTGTAAATAAAGAACAAGATATAGAGAGTGATTATGAGTACCAAAGACAAAACTTCTACAACCTTGTCGAAAGAGGAAATGATGCAATTGAGGGAATTCTTGAGT